TCCGCGAAAGCGTTTAGTGAGAACTTCAGCAGTTTTTTGGACGCAATCCCCTCGGATTTAATCGTCACGAAATAGAGACAAAACGCCCCGTCACTTGGGTGTCTCTACCAACCGGTGAAGATTGGATATTGCGTCCCGTTATGAACGGGCTCATTAAGTATGAAAGTCTTTTGGATGGCACGTTATTAATAGATGATGTTGCTTTGCTTAATGATGCGCTCGATGTGAAGCAAGAAAACGAGGAACGCTATAGTGAGGCTATGAAAGATTAATTTTCTATGCTATAATACAAGCATAGAAAGATTATGTGAAGGGTTGTCTACCGCCTCCTCAGCATCAACCCTTCACATAATTTTATAAGTCTGAGGAGGCTTCTATGTTAATTACATACAAAACACAATCACCATCGGTATTAATTGAAGATTTAGGAATGCAGTTTGCTAATGAAAAATCTAAAGTAAAAAGAAGATTTGGGTTATTTAAATGCCAATGTGGCAAAGAGTTTAAAGCAAACTACGACAGAGTTATTAGAAGTGGAAATGGATGCGGATGCTTAAAGATAAAGCACGGTCAAAAAGATTCTAAGCTTTATGGCGTATGGGAAGGCATTATACAAAGAACCTCAAACCCTAAAGACAAGTCTTATTGTAAGTATGGGGGGCGTGGAATATATATGTGCGATGAGTGGAGAAACGATTTTATAGCTTTCCATAATTGGTCAATATTGAATGGATATACGCAAGGGCTGAGTATAGACAGAATAGATAACAATGACGGGTACTACCCAAATAATTGTAGATGGGCAACCGATTTAGTACAAGCGGCGAATACCCGCAAAATACGAAGCAATAATACAAGTGGCTTTAGAGGTGTTGTCAGACATTCTAAAGTTAGTAAGTGGATGGCACAAATTCAAATAGATAATAAACACAAATATCTTGGATTGTTCATTACTGCGGTAGAAGCAGCTATCGCTTATGACACGTATATTATCGAAAACAATTTGCCTCATACACGTAATTTCAATACAATGACGTAAATAATAAGAAGGAGTCTAAGTGGGCAGTGACGTAATTAAAGAGCTGTTAGTGTCTCTTGGCTTCCAAATTGACACAGCGGGGCTTAGAAATTTTACTGATAGTATCGCCTCCGCTTCGCTTCGCACCGCCGCGTTAGGAGCTGCTACAACCACCGCCGCCGCCGCTATCGTTGCGGGTGTCTCTAAGGTAGCTTCCGAATTTAATCAGCTCGATTTATTAGCTCAAAAATACAACACCACCGCGTCGGCTCTTGATGATTTTATTGACAGTGCAGAAATGATAGGCATTGGTGGGGAAACAGCGGAAAATGCTTTAGCGTCAATGAATAAAGTTGTAGGGGAGGCGGCACTAGGCATTGGACGTGGTAAAATTGTACTCGAAAAATTAGGCATAGCTGCTAAAGACGCGGCGGGTAAAGTTAGACCTACCACCGATGTAATGGCAGACCTACAAGCCAAGCTTGCAACGATGGATCGCGGTCAAGCGATGGCGATGATGGAGAAATTAGGTCTAGACCCTCAATTGCTTCGTATGTTTAACGGTGAACTCGGAAACCTCCAAAAAATTCAAGACGAGATGTCCAAAAATGATAAATCAGTTGGGCTTGATTTTGATAAAGCAGTTCAAGAGTCTAAAGTATTCCAAGATTCAATGATAAGTATGAAAACGCAAGCAAGGTTAGTGATGCACTGGTTTGCTACTCTTTGGGAGTCGCTTGCGGTTTCATTAATGCCTATGGTGCGGGAGGGTATAGATAAAGTTTCAGACACATTCGAGAGCCTTCGTAAATCACTTCAAGATAACGGGGGGCGTATCGTCGCAACATTGAAGCCCATCATCGAAATTATCCTTAGAATCGGGTCGGCGGTTATATCTTTGGCGGGTAAGGCTATCTATATTTTGGCTAATGTCTTTGGGAAAATTTTCAATGTTATATCGTCCATACTGACTGGATTAAAAAGTGTAAATGAAGCTTCGGGCGGATGGCTGGGGGTAATTGCCGCTATAGGAGTGGCATGGAAGCTTTTAAATAAAGGATTTTTAGCGACTCCACTTGGAAGGATCGCCGCTCTTGGTGTTGCGCTCCTTGCATTATATGATGACTTTATGACGTGGAAAGAAGGGGGCGACTCTCTTATTGACTGGACAGCGTGGGCGGATGGCGCGGATTTAATCATAAGTGCGTTTACCGGCATTATTGATGTGTTCGATGGCATAACAGAAGCAATAAGTGGCGTAGTTAATATCATACGCTCTCTTTTCGCTATGGACATCCAAGGGTTTGGAGATGGCATTATCCAACTAGGAACCGGCGCGGTTATGGCGTTGCAGTCAATCGGTTATGCTGTTATAAATCTCATTAGCGGAATAACATCGCTAATTGCTGAAGTATTCCGACTGTTCGGGTTTGATGTGGATGGGTTTGCGAACATATTTAAAAGCGCATTTGACTCTATTGTATCGGTAATTGATGCTGTAAAAAACTCAATAGGGGGGGTGGTTGACACTATTGCATCAGTGGGTGGCATTTTTGGCGGTTCGGCATCCGCTCCATCTCCACAAGCACGGGCATCTGTAACGGGTGGAGGTGCAAGCGTTAACCAAGCTACAAATATCACAGTAACCGGAGGCGCAAACCCTCAAGCCACTGCACAAGCCGTCGCAGCTAAACAAAAAGATGTTAATGCGTCAATGACGCGAAATGTGAAGGGAGCGACCCGATAATGGCAGTTATACGAAGCATTGGGGCGATTATTCCCGACGTAACCATCGAAGAGGTGCACACTGACGAGATAGAACTCACACAACACCCAGTGCAGCAGGGTGCTGCAATCACAGATCATAAGTTCAAAAAACCGCTGCAGCTCAAAATGACGGTTGCATTTAGCACTAACATTGACGTAATTTATCAAAAGCTTATCACACTTCAAGAAGGTAACGAATTATTAGCGGTAACAACGGGGCGACGGTCGTACAAAAATATGCAGATTAAATCGCTATCAGTCACTACCAATAAAGATACAAATGCCATCTTAAAGGTGGATGCAGAATTAGTTGAGGTGATTATCGTATCGGTTACGGTTACTAATATACCACCGCGCGCCCGACAAAAATTAGCTGGCAAAACAGGATCAACCGAAAAAGCGGGGGCTAAGCAAACGCAACCGGTAAAAGAAGAGAAAAAGAAATCCGCACTAAGGAGTTTGTTTGGCTGAGTTTTTAATACCATTTTCAAACGCACCGCAGGAGTTTTCCATCTCGATTGATAGCCGCGAAATCACTATCTTTCAACGATGGAATGAGTTTTCAAACTGTTGGGTTATTGATATTTCAGATACATTAACAAGCGCATCGTTAATTGCAGGGCTTCCACTAGTCACGGGTGCGGATCTATTTGAACCATTTCCTGAACTTGGACTTAGTGGCTCGCTACTCGTTTATACTGATGGCAACTCCTCGGCTGTCCCGACTCTTGACAACCTTGGTCAAGATGCAAACGTTTATTATTTGACGGTGTAATATGCAACAATGGATTAGAAAATTTAGTCTTATTTTAGGGAGCGGTTCGGACGCTCTAGACGTGTCACTGCTTCGATGCACATTCACCATTAAGAAAACTTCTGCGCAAACCCCAAACGAGGCGGAAATAAAGGTTTATAATTTATCCTCTGGAACCGCCGCACAAATTCAAAGAGAGTTTACTCGTGTAATATTACAAGCGGGATATGAAAGCAATTATGCCGTTATCTTCGATGGTACCACCAAACAGATTAAGACGGGGCGCGAAAATGGAACGGATACCTATTTACAAATAATGGCATCCGATGGAGACGCGGCGTATAATTTCGCAGTCGTTAATACTACTTTAGCGGCGGGTTCGTCATCATCAGACCATATTAACGCTGCAGGCGGGGCTATGGGTGCGCACGGTGTAACGACGGGGCATATTGGAGACGTTGGCGGTCAAAAGCTAACCCGTGGAAAAGTGATGTTCGGAAGCTCTAAAGATTACTTAAGACAATCGGCTCAAAATTCGGACGCGGACTGGTCTATACAGGACGGGAAGTTACAAATAGTGCCCATACGTGGATTATTGCCCACGCAAGCGGTCGTCCTAACTTCAAAAACGGGTTTGATCGGCTCACCAGAACAAACGAATGACGGGATCCAAGCTAAAACACTTTTAAATCCTATGCTTAAGATTGGCGGTAAGGTAATCATTGACAATAAATCAGTCGAAATGGCTACAATATCCGAAAATAAAAGCTCAAAATCTGGGGATAAAAAACAACCGGCGGATAAACCTGCAACCATTGCGGCTGATGGGGCGTATAAAATAATCAAGATTGAATATAACGGAGATACAAGAGGTACAGATTGGTACTGTGACATTGTTTGTATCGATATTGACGAGACAATTCAGGAGGCAAAAAATGGATAGAAGAGAGCGGATAGGAGACGAAGAGGAAACATTACGAATGGCATTTGACTCTCAACTTGCCAACCTGTGGACATCGTTACCCGCTATTGTAACGGCGGTCGATTTAACTAAAATGACGGTATCAGCTCAACCCTCCTTAAAAGGCTCGACACTTCAACCATCTGGGGAATACACTTCTAACAACCTTCCGATATTGGTAGACGTTCCCATTCAGTTCCCAAGTGCGGGCGGATTTGCTTTGACACTACCAATAAAAACAGGCGATGAAATATTGATTGTTTTCGCATCTCGTTGCATCGACGCTTGGTGGCAATCGGGCGGAATTCAAGAGCAATTAGAATTTCGTATGCACGATTTAAGCGATGGTTTCGCTATCGTTGGAATTTCATCGGTTCCGAATGTTATCCCGAATATCAGCGCGATAAACGCACAATTACGAAGCAAGGACGGTACTACATTTTTAGAGATTACGCCAGACGGTAAAATTAATCTCACTGCCCCTACTTCAATCGCCATAACCTCCCCGTCGGTTACTATGAGTGGAACGCTTGCAGTAACGGGGGCGATTACGTCTGGAGCATCGGTAACGGCTCCATTAGTAACGGGTTCAACAAATGTTATTATGGGCGGAATAAGCGGAACCGGACACGTGCATAGTGACGTTCAAAGCGGGACATCAAATACAGGAGCACCGCAGTGATATACAGAAAATTAGACGATAACGGCGATTATGTTTTTGGAGGCAATGGAAACAGCTTTTATAAAAACGTGCCTGAAGCGGTATCTCAATCAGTAGTCACACGTTTGAAATTATGGGAAAACGAATGGTTCTTAGATATTGCAGAAGGTACGCCATACATTGGTGGAGTGCTTGGAAAATACACCCGCGATGATATTGACACGCTTATCAAGGATCGCATTTTGAGTACTGAAGGCGTAATCGAAATAACGGAATACTCATCAAGCT